TAGCTGTTAGGAGAGCTAATGGTCGGGTTACCTTCACCCGCTCCGTGTATTCCCCCTGTTGTGACTGGTATGTCCCTCAGCCATCAATACGCACATTGACACCCCCAGTATTTTTGGTAAGACTGTTGCGGCTGTACGATGTGCGTTATCGTGTTGAGATTGGGCGGGAAAGTATTTTTGACTTGCACACCGAGGCGTCATTGCGCCGTTTGTCTGAGATGTGCACCGAAAAGGTACGACACGTGAGGTCTCGCGGGTTGGAGAGGAGGGTGAGGTACAGCGACTACTACATGTGTCGTGATCGGTATGGCCACTGGGTGGTTGCCGATCCTGTGACAAAGTTTGGTTGCTGGGTATCTGGATTGATTGGTGATCGTCCAGGAATTGGCCCATCGGATGGGGTCAAGGGGCCGCGGAATGACGGGAAAGTCATCATTCCGTGCGCAGTGCCGGCTGAGACCAATACGTTTTCAAAACGTCTTTGGCGCCTCGTTAGACCGGTACGGGTTGCGCTTGCATGTTGCGCCAACCCCTGCGGGTTTGACAACGGTCCATTGGACTGGTTGTTGGACGGTGCTCAAGGTCCACCTAGTGGCCTTGACCTCGATGTTTTGCCCACACGTCAAGTGTTGGGCACTCGGGAAGACATGACCCGGCGAGTGGGTTATGTTACTGGTTACCGCGGAGAAGTTGATCCCGTGATTGTTCAGCATTTAGTTGAAACATTCACGTCCAACCTCGACGTGGATACCTTTTGCCTTGGTAGGATGAGGCAAGTTGCGGTTGGGAAGTATGCCGAGTTGCATGGTGCGGATGCGCACATGACTGACGAGGTTTTGTACAACACAACTGCTTTGGCCGCTGCGCGGCTCAAACTCATGGTCGCCCGATCAGTCTCTTTTCAGGGACTGACAGCCGAACGTGTGAAAACGCGCATGTGGTAGGATGTCGGCAAGGAAGGCGTACTCTGTGAGGGTGTATCGCGTCTTTCTCTGCCGTTAATCGCGACTAGTTCGCACAAGTATACACCAGTGCCCCCTGACATGACGGTTGTTGAGGGCGGGGAGTATTTGGATAAGCAGATAAAATCTGGGATTATGAATGAGGATTTGACGCCGAATTTTACCGATGTCGCGTTGCGCGTACCACCAATGGTGCGTTCGGTATTTGGCCCCTTTTTTCCCTTAGAGCAACTCCATATGCCTGGCCATGGGCCAGAGGAGTATCGCACTTTGGTTGGACGGATGATAGCCCTTAGGGCTCCCGAACGACCAGGTTTTTCAGAAAGCTTAGCCAAACAGCAGGTGGTGGGTATTAGAGAGTTGAGACCACAAATCAATCTCTTTAAGAAGCATTTGGAAATGCATATCAATCGTAGATCATACGAGCAAGAGTATCCCGAGTGGCTATTTCAGCCGCACCCGAAGCGTCAGCTTCGGCTAATGATCGCTGCCGCTGTGCAACGGTTAGGGAACAACGATTGTGATGATGAAGATGACGTGGACTTCAAGGGCAAGGACAACGAGCTCCTTGGGGGTGGTAAGAAGCGCGGGATCGCGAACATGAAGGAGTTCCGGACCGACGCAACGGCATATGCCATTCCGAGCATCAAGGATGCTTGGGAGAAACCATTCCAATTGAAGAACACAATTCTTCGGTACGTTAAGAAGGCTGATAAGGAGAGTCTGGTGCAAGCTTTTAAGGAGCTTCTCGAACCGGAATTCAACCATATGAGCTTTGTGTACCATTCGGATGACTCGTGTGTGGCAGCCAATTGTGCCGATGGCGTCGTGTATTTCAACGGCGACATCAAGGCATGCGATGGCTCACACAGAACTGTCATTTTTGATAAGCTTTTCCAGTTGCTAGCGTTCACTGGCGGATTGCCTAACGCACACCACGCCCCCCTCACTCGAGCATTCAATTACTTAAAACGAGACCTGAGAGTTCGTTTTCCGAAAGACAGAAGGCAAAAAGTTAAGTATAAGTTCAAAACGATGCGGCTGTACTCCGGCAGCGTCTTGACGACTTTACTTAACAATTTTGCCAACTTGTTAATTGGAATGGAGTTGACCATGCTTATCCCGAACCCGGGACTTGTGACCAAGGAGCAGTTGAAGGAAGCCTATCGACAAGCGGGCGAGAATGTAGGTTACATTCTCAAGATTGTCGACTGTACTGTCCCCGAGCAGTTGCAGTTTCTCAAACACTCGCCAACTTACGTTGATGGTGTGATTGTCCCCTGGGTGAGCCTTGGCACGTTTATTCGTGGCTTCGGAACATTCGGGGGCTATCTGCCACATAGGAAAGGAGGCTACGATGATGCGGCTAGGTCGTTCATCGCTGAGGTGGTTGAGGGCCGCAAGAATTGGGGCAACCACGAGTTCAATGATTCATTTCATCATCTGACCAAGCACAAACTTGTGCGTCCAAATCACCGGATTACCCGGGTTCTGGACATGGAAAGAGAGAAGTGCATCGGAGACGTCGGAGCTCGAGTGCCAATTGAGGCGCTCGCTCGACGGTACCAGTGCGAACCTGTAGCGCTCAAGGAGCTCTGCCACCACATCGCGAATTGCCAACTAGGCGATCTCGTGTATTTACCTGTGGTGTCGCACATTTACAACGTGGATTATGGGTAAACCAAGCGTTTGACGACTGTTATTAAGTTAACGGCACCGTCGACGTTATGGGTTATCGAGGGTGGGGGTAACACCCCTGCCAGGGCAGAGTGCACGCTCTATGTGCATCACAGTTAGCGAGAGATCTACACCAAACGCTGCTGGAGAAAGTTCTTTCCCATCAAGAAACATGGCCTCAGGGGGTAGGATCCCCCATAGCCGACAACACTATATGAATTCCCTCAATTCGTGGTGTTGAAAACAAAACTGCCGGATCTATCATTCTCAAGTCACGTGAGGCTTGCAGG